CTACTACACCAACGTGGCGTGTAGTTGGCTGAACAGCAAAACATGTTCGTGCAAAGACTACCCGAACCGTTTCACTTCAGGCGAAGAGTGCACCAAGCTGACGCGTGAAGATATTGATGATTTTACGTGGCTGCCACACACTTGTGCGTACCGCTTGTTGGCAGAAAACCAACCACTACCAGAGTGGCACCCATTAATCACTGGCTCTAAGTCTGCAATGCACGCAGCAGGGGAAAGTGTACGAAACAAAGTGGTGTATGAAGTCGATGTGGTGGACTGGGAAGACCACATTTTAAATCACCCTAATAGGAACTAGGCCAAACAAGGCGTGACTGGGCTTTATCAAAGGGTTGTTAGTCAATAATCATCAGTGTTTATCTATATCCTGAAAATTTGTGGACACAATGTGGACATTTTGTGTGGACGTTTCTGTGATAGATAAAAGTGTTTACCCCATCAGTTGTTGGGGTAATCTTCGATGAAACGATGTATCTGAGTAGCTGTATTCAGAAATGCAATACACTCTTCGTAGCTGTGGTTTTGACTTTCATGCACTATTTTATTTCTCGATATACGGAAACTATCTAGCGATTGATAGAGTTCTCGATTCAACAGCCTTTTCAGTGAACGTATCACATCTACAATTGTAGGTTCTTGTTTATGCCGGCGATTAAATTTCACTTTGATACCATGCTTTCTGACGAACTCAAACAATCGTACCTCTACTGAAAGAAATGCCTCAATAATAGCTGCGTTGTGATGCTTGAGCTCCGATGCTAACTCATATGCTCGATTCATCGTTTGCATCCAAGGATAAAATGAGTCGCTAGTTAGGTAATGTGCAATCTCCCCTGTCACTTTGTTGCGGTCAAACCCATCAATTTCCTCATCCAATAGGTTGCGGCCCTGCATTGAGATGAAATGGGTTGGTTTCGGTTCCCAATTGTCAAACAAGCCTTGGATTCTCTTTTGGGCTGTTGGTTTTGCCTTTTCGTCATCTTGATAGTTCTTGTAAGCTCCAACGAGGTATGGTTTGAAACCATAGATAAATTCAGTCTCTTTAACATTCATGTCTTTGCTTGCGTATCTATAGACTTTTATGAAATGGTTTAGAGCTTTAATTGCAAGTTTCTCCATGCCTAACTCTAAGCAGTTAGCTTCAAAAGCCACTCGGACAAATGTCATAGAATCGCTGTAACTAAAGTTAGATACCCCATTCTCAGTTGACATTAGCAGGCTTACATCTAACGAGTTATCTTCTAAACGTCGATAATTACATGTTTGATTTTTTAGTGCAGTTATAGGCTTGTTGAAGGTATACCCCTGAGGTTGCTTAATAATCTCATTGGGGAAAGAAGCTGTCGCAATAGAAGATTGATGTCCGGCAATCCCTACACAAAAAGTCATACCATCCAATTCGAAAAATGCTTCTCCTGGCAATACTCTAATCTGGCCAGGAAAGAAAATGTTGAAGAGTACACATCCATTCATATAAAAACCTATCCTTTTAAATAGAGCTATAGCTGAGTTGGCGATAGCAAAAGAGTTTTATTCACTTACAAGTTCACTAACGGGTTCTTTGTGACCACATCTTCTAGGTGATCTGGGGCGAGGTGTGCGTATCGCATGGTTTGCTTAATATCGCTATGACCAAGGATGCGCTGAAGGGCGATAATGTTGCCACCGTTCATCATGTAGTAAGACGCAAAAGTATGGCGCAGAACATGGGCCGCTTGCTGCTTTAGTCGTGGGACATTTTTCACAATGAATCGGTAAACGGTCGAATAGCCAATGCTAAACAATGGGCCAGAACCTTCCTTATAAATCGTTTCATAAAGTTCGGGGCTGATCGGTACCGAGCGATTCTTTTTACCTTTCGTTTGGGTAAACGTCACTTTGTACTTTGTGATTTGAGCGCCGGTTAATTGTGATGCCTCACGAAAGCGTCCACCTGTAGCCAAACATAACTTAATCACTTTGTATAAGTCGTCGTGATGCTCGTGCGCTTCTGCTTTGGTGATAAGGTTCTGCATTTCATCAACGGTGAGAAACTCCATTTCAGGTTCGTGCGGTTTGAATTGGCGGACAGCTTTCAAAGGGTTTTCGCCTTTCCACTCTCCCATGCGCTGCAGCTCGACAATCACTGCATTCAGTAGATCTTGTTCGTTGTTGCAGGTACGAAAAGACACTTCAACCTTTCGGCCATTCAAATCTGCCACTTCACCCGCAAGACGGCGAGCGTGGTATTCAGTAAACATCGTTGCTGTGAGCTTATGATAAAGCGGGTCGCCTAACGCCAAGCCCATAACTTTCAACTTATTGTAAGTGTATTTGGAATGTGCAAGTGATTGGCCGTGGCGCTTTTGCCATAAGTCGATCATATCCAACAGGCTACGTGTTTGGCTTTTTTCACCTAACCATGGTTTGTCGTCGGTCTCTTTTAAAACGAACTTTTCATAAGCAAGCGCTTCGCCTTTTGTGGCGAAGCGCTTCCTGACACGTTTTCCGTTACGGCCATTTGGACGAACATCGCAGAGCCATGGTTTTTTATCGCCATCTTCGAGTTTCCGGACTGACATTAAGGCACCTGTTGAGAATTAAAATATACCTTTATCATCAAAGAGTATTCACTATTGCTTTCTTTTTCCTTTAATAGCTCGGTTAAAGCTTTCTCTCTTAGTGTGGTGTTTTTTGTTCTATAGCATTTACTAATGGAATCATCCACACTATCGAGTCTGCTAGACCTCCTTTCTATTAGTTCTGTTCTATTTAAATCAATATCAATAATGGAAAGCTCTGCTCTTTCACACCCTTTGAGTGGTTTTATTGCTGGGCCACAAAAAGTGAAGTGTTTTTCAGGTTCGTCTTTATAGGGGTCAATATAAGGGGTTGACTCGTCGAATTTGTTATTTTTTGAATTGTTACATTTAGGGCATACAAATCCTAAATTTCCCCATTCAAATTCTAAGTGAGGGTATTTGTTTTCGTCTTTCGGCCTAAAATGTTCAACTTGGCCGAAATCGATATCTGTAATAATACTCTCACAATACATGCATTTATCGAAACTTGCATTTTTAAGGGCGGTTTTGTTTTTCTCGTGTTTATAGTTCCGACTTTCTAACGCCTTAGGGTATGGACAATCTGGTCTTTCAATCTTGATCATCTATATTTTCCACGATTTTTGCGATTGTCGCAGGGAATGATTGAGCTAATCCTAGTGCTTCCAACTCACTTCTCAGGTCACTAAAAGAAACAGTATCAGCAGTTTTTTTGCTGAAGCGATTAATGACTTCATCCAGCTTTCTCTCTACCCAGACAGGGTATGTGACAGAAACACCTAATGCTTCATTAAGTATGTTGTTCGCTGTTTTGGCATGACCGTTAAAATTAACTTTCTTAGAGGTAAAGAAGTCTGAACCTGACTTTAAAAGAGCATACGTATTAGAGTTTTCGACAGAATTGATAACTAGTGGACTATGGGTGCTCACTATGAACTGAGCTTTTGGAAAGGCTTTTAATAAAAGGGGTAAAATATTCCTTTGCATTTTTGGATGAAGGTGATTTTCAATTTCATCTATTAAGATACAATATTCCTTATCCGTAATTAGGCTGAATAAATAGATGAGCCAAGATGTTGTGATTATTGTTGCTATACCTCCAGATGCACTTTCAAGTTGAAAACTGTTGAGACCGTCCTTGCATTCAAGAACAATATCAGTGTTTACTACTTTAATCCTCTCGAACCCTAATTCCTCGGGGAGCACTTTTTTTAAAATAGATTGAAATCCCTCAAAGTGTCCTCTTAATATACTATTACCTTCTCTCAATGGGTTACTATATCCCATCATTGCCCAACTAATTAAGGTAGATTTAATATAGGAGGCTGCTAAATCTGTACCATGTGCACTTTTATTCACCGGGTCTATCATGCTTTTTAAGACAACGTCAGGCTCTATATGGCTGGCTTTTATTTGGTCTAGTTTTTTATAGTCAAATTTTGGGCGGTTACTCTCTATAAGAATGGTTGGTACGTCATAATTATTTGATGTCCTAAGGGAATAGCATGCCTGTTTACTATCCATATTAGGTGTGAAAATTGTAGCAATAACAGTCTTTTCTTCTTTGAATGCCACTTTACCTATAGTGTTTTTATGTCTGAATTCATCTTTTATATCGTTGCGATGCGGAATTGAGTATAGAGGATTGCCCAATTTATCAAAGGCATTTGGAATTCCAAGATGGCTTGACTCTAATTTTCCATAAGTTCCGAAAGCAGACAGAATACTCAGAATCGTGCTTTTCCCACTTCCATTCGTTCCAGTTAATACTGTTAACCGTTTGTGAATATCTATATCTATGGACTCGAACTGTTGCCAATTAGATAAAGTTAGGTTTTCGAAAATCAATTGTAATTCTCCTAGCCAACCATAAAATTTTATTTCTTCTTCATTTCTATCACTACACGCCCAAGCACTTTTATATCCTCTTCTGACACTTCAATTGTTGAAGCCCCAAAAGCGATAGCTAGCTTTTTCCCTGGTAAACGTTGTAGGTAATTGATGGACAGAACGCCATCAATATCGATGAGGTAATCACCTGATGCAGGTTGTGATTCGGCTTTGTTGATATACAGATGACAACCATCTTGCTCTATGACGATAAGACTATCCTGTACTAAACCGAAATCACTAAGCGTTGATAAGCCAATCTCTACAGTTCCTACCTTTTCAAGTTTGCCATTAACGATGGCGAGCTTCTCGATACTGTTTGTAGGGATAACTATTTCATCCTTCTGAAATGGTTCACCTTCACCAAGAGCCATATATCGAATTGAAGCACCAGTTGCCAAATGTGTCCTAACTATTAATTCCCAGCCAGTACGGTTGTGAGTGTGCCATGTGGAAAAGGTTGATTGTGGAATGCCGTAGTAATCCGCCAGTAGCCCATATGTTTTACATTTGGTCACATTCTTGAGCTTTTCTGTAAATTCACGTCCGCCGATGTAGTCAAATGGCGGAACTTTGGCTGGTATCTTTGTCATTAGCTTGATTCTCTATTCGCCCGAAAGCATATAAAAACCGATGTAGAACAAAGTGCTTTCTTTTGAGTGGTTTTTATATGTTGTCATTTGAGTGAATTCGATCTAGTAATTAGTCGAAAGGTGAAGGGGCGGTTTATTAATTCCACTCAATAACCGTCAAACATACACAAACAAGTAGGATACCACTTATGGCAACTATTCAAATAGCAGTAGATGCGCCTAGCTGCACAAAAAAGAGTTTTGTCGTCGCACTGGCATGTCTGGCTCAACATTCGACCGCCAAAAGAACCTTGGTCTCATTCCTATTTTGCCAAAAGAAGCTGGCAAGCAGCTCGTTCTCGTCAATATGGTGAAATACGCCCAAATGCTTGCGGAGCAACAAGTATGAGCTCTTCTATCCCACCTAAAACCAAACTCACTAAGCAAAATGCAATGAGTGAGTCTTGGGAAGAAAACTACCCAGACAAATGTCCGCTTTGGCTGAATATCATCGGCTGGGCATTCGTTTTCGTTCCTTTCTTCTTTGAATGAGTATTGGTTATGGACGCAAATAACTCAATGTGTGTATTACGCGAACGCAAACAACAAGCTTTTGATGCTGTTTGTTGTGATTTTGTTGTCAATCACGATGTTGAAGCGATAGCCCGTAAGTTAGAGCTAAGTGGCACGATGCTTCGCAACAAGCTGAACCCAAATCAACCGCACGTTCTTAAGCCGGTTGAGTTGGCGTTAATCAGCCGCGTTTCTGGTGACTACTCAATCGTAAACACGTTATTTGCCAATGATGGTGTCGTAACTATTCCACTTCCAAATAACGAAGAAGACCTCAACTTGCTTGAAAGGGTCCTTCAGCTAAATGCCCATTCTGGTGAGCTTTCTAGCGATGCGTTAGCCATGTGCACCGCAGAGCGTTTACCGCGATCTACTAAACGCAAAACCTTAGCCAAGGCGCAAACCGCTTTG